GCCCCCGCGAACCGTGCCAGCCTCGAGGCTTACCTCGAGTCCCGCCGGCCGCACCGCGCCAAGCTGGCCGCCTCGTGACCGCCGCCGTGATCGCACTCATGGCATTCATGGCCGCCCGTATCCGACACACTCACCGGATGGACCGCCGTGCAAGACAGCCTGTTTGAGATCCCCGGCGCCGACGCCCGCGAATCCCGGATCGTCGCCGCCAAGTGGGGAGGATCCAAGTCCAAGCAAGCCAGGGCCAAATGCCGGGCCATGCTGCCGTGGGCGTGCCGGCACTGCGGCGGGATGATCTCACCCGATGACCCCGAAACAAGCTGGGACGCCGGCCACCGCGAGGGCAACGAGAACCGCGCCGGCGGTAGTACGGAAGGGATGGAACCCGAACACTCCCGATGCAACAGATCCGAGGGCGGCAAGGTAGGCGCCGCGATCACCAACAGTCAACGCCGGCCCGCGGCCGGCGCCACAATCCAGAGAGAGAGAACCCCGCAATGGTGGTAGAGATCAAGAGCCCGCACGAGTACGGCATCGAACCGTGGCAGATGCTCGGCTACCTCGGCGCCGTACTCGAGGCCGAGGGCAAGATCACGACCGAGGATTGGAACGCCGCGATCGAGAGCCAGGCCAAGCGATGATGGGCGGGACGCTCGACAATCCGCCGCGCTGCTCGTGCTGCCCAAAGCCGGAGGACCGGCACCCCTCCGCCACCGACACTCCAACGTTGGAGTCATGCCAACACATCGTGGGATGCAGTGAGTGCCAGCAACGGCTAGGCCCATATGTTACAGAGTTCGCAAGAGCCGCCGCCCCGCCGAGTTTTTCGGCACCGGCCGGGGAGCCCACGCCATCGTCCGCGCCCTTTTTCTGCGTAGATCCAAGGAAGTAACGACACAATGACCAGTACAGAAAAGATCCTCGACACGATGGGCGCGAAGCTCGCCCGGTACACCGAGGATGAAGCTCGAAAGAATTTCCCGCTCTGGTATTCGGAACTCAAGGGCGCCGGCCGGCTCCCCACGTTCCGGCCGGCGCCGGAAACGATGACCGCCGCCCAGATGATTGCGGCGCTGCGAGCGTTCCCGCCAGAGACACCGATCTACCGTCACGATTACGAGTACGGGCCCGAGACAATCGATGCAGTGGCTTGGGACGATGAATACCTCGGTCCCGGCAAAGTCGTAATCTCGTGACCGCGGTCCTCGAGGCGCCGCCGATCCAGGCGCCGCGGTTCCTCTCGCCGATTCCCGAGGGGACGGACATCGAGGCCGCGCACGTGGGCGCCCGCCTACAGCGGCTGCCGATGACGCCCCAGGGCGAGCTGATCGCCGGCGTGATGGAAGCCCGGAAACCCGCCGGCGGGGTCCGGTATAAGCAAGTCACGGTACAGATCCCGCGCCGGTCAACGAAAACGACCTCGATCCAGAATGTCTTGCTCGGCCGGTGCGCCACGATCCCGGGCTATCAGGTGGTATCCACGGCCCAGGACGGCACCCGGGCGAGCCAGTTTTTCCGGGACATGATGGATCTGATCGAGGAACACGCTAACGAGATCGTGGAGATCCGCACCGAGGAACGCGCCGAGGCGTGGGACGGCGAGGGCAAAGAGCCCGAGGAATTCACGTTCAAAGACGCCCTGTTCGAGCTGGGAATCCGCTCGCTGTACTACTCCCAGCAACGGGAGTACATCAGGTGGCGCAACGGGTCCAAGTGGCGGGTGGCGAAGCCGGAACCCTCGAGCCTCCGCGGCGGCGCCGCGCACGTGATTTGGTTTGACGAGGGCGGCGAGCTGGATCCCGAGGAATCCCCGCGGCTGCTCGCCGGCGCGCTGCCGATGATGGACACGAAACCGAACGGGCAGATCATCGTCTCCGGGACTCCCGGCGTGGCGCGGGTGGGGATGTTCTGGAACAGCCTCGAACGCGCCCAGGCCGCCCCCGGGCGGCTGGGGATCGTGGATTTTTCCGCTGACGAGTTCTGCGATCCGAACGATGAAGCGATTTGGTGGCAGGTACACCCCGGTTTGGCCTGTGGTTTGACCTCGATCGAGACGATCCGGGAACGCCACGACCCCGAAACGGGGCTCGCGCTGCCGGAATTCATGCGCGAATACCTGTGTATTTGGCCGCCGGATTCGAGTGTGACGGCGCTCGATATGAAGAAGTGGGCGATCACGGCCACGGACCCGCTCGTGGCGCCGCCCGAGGGCGTGCCGTGGGGGATCGGCTGGGACGTCTCGATCGGCGGCGGCTCGGCCTCGGTCGCGGTCGCGTGGATCGATGACCAGGACGAACCCCACATCCAGGTGATGGACGAACGCGCCGGCTCCCAATGGGTAGCGCCGTATGTGGCGCGGGCGATCCTGAAATTCCCGCGGGTCCCGGTCGGCTATGACAACATCGGCGACAACATATCGGTGGCTCAGGCCCTCGGCCGGCTCCCCAAGGTCCGCACGACCCGCGTCAAGCCGTTGACCGTGAAGGATGTCGCCGCGGCCACGGCCACGCTCTCGACCTCGGTCAACCTCATGACGCTCCATCACGCCGCGCACGGCGGTTTGGACGGGGACGTGAAACGCGCCACATGGCGGGACTCGAACGGGTCCCGGCTCTTTCACCGGAACAAGGGCAGTATCTCGAACCTGCTCGCCGGCACGGCCGCCCTCGCGGTTGCCTCGACCGCGAAACGCGGCCAGAGTCTCGTGATCCCGGACGCCGTGACCGGCTGACCCGGAACCGGCCCAAAACGGCCCGAACCGGTCAAACCCGCACCAAAGCGACCTCCCGCCAGCCGGCCGGCTGGCGGGAGATTGTTCTCTCGTGGCATTCCTAGACAAAGCGCGGCAACTCTTCGGGTTCAGCCCCTCGAGCGGGTTCGCCTCGACCTATCAGCTCGCGTCCCCTTTCTCTGTGGGGACCGGCCTCGCCCCGGTGATCGCCCAGGATCTCGGCTACTACGGCCCCGGCACCCCGGCCACCCGCCTCGATGCGCTCAAGTGCCCGCCGATCTTCCGCGGGATGGCGCTGCTCTCGACCCTGATCGCCGCGCTCGAACTCGAATACAAGGACGGGACCCCGCTCTCGGAAGCGGACGCGTGGATGAACCGCGGCGAGGGCTCGATCACCGCCGGCCAGCGTCACGCCGCCCTGTTACAGGACCTCATGTTCGACCGGGATTCCTGCTATTGGGTCCAGCGTGAGGCCGGCACCATCAAGGCCGCGCTGAAACTCCCGCGCGAACTGTGGTCCCTTGACTGGCTCGGGAACGTGGTGATCGGCGGCAAGGCCGCCCCGGTCCAGGAGGACTTTATCTACTTCCAGTCGCTGCTCCCGCTCGGGCTGCTCGAGGCCGCGGCCGATTCGATCGAACACTTCCACGACATCAAAAACACGATCCGCTCCCGGTCCAAGAACCCGATCCCCATGGTTGAGCTGCATATCACCGAGGAATTCGAGGGCACCGAGACCGAGCTGAAAAAGGCCCTGACAGATTGGTCGATCGCCCGGTCCGCCCCGGACGGCGCCGTGGCGTTCACGCCCAAGGGGATCCAGCTGATCGCGCACCAGATCAGCGACGCCGGCGCCCTCATGACCGAGGCCCGAAACGCGGTCCGCCTCGATTTCGCCAACTTCCTGAATCAGGCCGCCTCGCTGCTCGAGGGCGCGAACGGCGCCTCGGGGACCTACGAAAACACGCTCCAGGCCAAGGACGAACTGATCACGCTCTCGCTCGCGACGTACACCACGGCGATCGAACAGCGGCTCTCGCTCGCCGCGGCCGGCGGGCCGGTCCGGTTCCGTACCTCGGATCTCACGACCGCGACGGCCGCCGCCCCGGTCACCGCCCAGGGCAACACCGGGACCGCAATACCTACCCCTCAAGGAGAACTGACCGCATGATGACCGCCCTTTATGGTGAGCTGCTCACCGCGAACGCCGAGGACCTCTCGATCGATTACACCCTGCTCAAGTACGGCGAGGAGGGCCGGACGAACAAGGGCAAGGTGACCGCGCTCCACGGTTCGCTCGAGATCCCCGCCGGCCCGCTGCCGGTCAACGATGAACACGATCCCAAGGTCCAGGTTGGCTACATGCTCGCCGCGGACTCGCCCGAGGCGATCACGAGCAAGGTCAACTTTTACCGGACCGCCGAGGGGCTCAGGGCGTTTGAGGACGCCCGGACCGGGAAGCGTAAGGGGATCTCTGTGGAGATCTTTCAGCCGCTGATCCGGGCCGGGAAGCTGCTCGGCGGCGCCCTCTCCGGTTCCGGGATCGTCAAGACTCCCGCGTTCCCGTCCTCGATGTTGTTCGCCGCCGACGCCGGGGAGGTCGAGGGCGATCTGACCGAGGCCCTCGCCGCGCTCGAGGCCGGCGAAACCGAGGCCGCGATCACCGCTATCAAGGCCGCCCAGGACAAACTCGCCGCCGACCAGACCCCCGCAGATCCCGCAGCACCCGACACAAAGGAACCCAGCACCGTGCCCCAGAAACTCAACGCCGCCGCCGCGCCGGCCACCGGTCCCGCCAACACCGAGGGGTTGCTCGCCGCGTTCGCCGCCGCGATCGGCGCCAAGCCGGCGGCCGAGAAAACCGAGGAAGAGGAAGCCAAGCTGACCGCCTCGGCAATGAGCCTGACCGAGTTCGCCGACACGCTCCGGTCGATCGATTCCGGTTCCCTCGGCAACGGCGAGAAGCTGACCGCCGCCCTCGCCACGATCACCCAGGAGGACGTACTCGACCCGGCCGCGCAGCCGGCCTACCTCGGCGAGCTGTGGAACGACACCGAGTATCAGGAACGCTTTACCCCGCTGGTCACCCCGCAGGATCTCACGGCGCTGACCGTGACCGGCTGGGAATGGGTCGAGGGCATGACCCCGATCGTAGATGACTGGGACCCGGCCTACACCCAGGGCGACTACACCGCCGAACCGCCGGTCCTCTCGGAAATGAACGACATCCCGACCGGCCCGATCCAGGCCGTCCGGCGCGAATGGACCGCGAAGCGTATCGCCGGCGGGAACCGGTTCGACCGTGCCGTGATCGATTTCCCGGTCCCCGGCCAGATCGAGTCCTACCTCCGCGAACAGACCGAGTACATCAAGAAGCGCCGCGACCAGCGCGTCAAGGGTCACCTGATCTCGATCGCCAAGCCCGTTGTTGGCACCGGTTCCGATGTCGCGAACACGTGGCGGAAGATCATCCTCGGATCCCAGCACGTCCTCGAGACGCACGTACCGACCTACGCCATTCTTGGCAATGACCTGTATCGGGAGCTGCTCGGTTCGGACATGCTCGAGAACCTCGCGTTGCTCGAGACCTCCCTCGGACTCGAGTCCGGCTCGATGGCCGGATTCAAGATCCAGCCCGCGCCGATCTCCGAAACGGCCCTCAACGGCCGGGTTATCATCGGCTCGTCCAAGGTCACCGTGCTGCATCAGTCCGGCGGAGACGCCCCGATCCGGGTGGACGCCCAGGAATTGCAGAAGGGCGCGATCGATAAGGCCGTCTTCAGCTACTACCTGCTCCGCTCCAACACGGTCAAGGGCGGCGCCCTCGACGGCAAGGCTAAGAACGGCGTAGTCGAGGTCACCGCGTAATGGGCGCCCCGATCGTCCGCCGGGACGAACTCGAGACCGAACTCGCCAAGCTCCGCAAGGAACGCCGCGCCGGCAAGGCCAAGGCATCCGACCCGGACCTCGCGTTCATCACCCGCCGGGATCTCGCGATCGTCCTCGCCCCGATCCTCGCCGCCCTCGAGATTGACGTCGAAGAGCCGGCCCTCGAAGAGCCGGCCCTCGAGATTGACGTCGAAGAGCCGGCCCTCGAGATTGACGTCGAAGAGCCGGCCCTCGAGATTGACGTCGAAGAGCCGGCCCTCGAAGAGCCGGCCGAGTAATGGCCCAGGTTGGTTGGCTCGACCCCGAAACCGAGCACGATAAATGGGCGGACGGGCCGACCGACCTCGAGGACCTCGAGGAACTGCTCGAGGTCGCACTCGTCAAGGCCCAGGCGTGGGCGCCTAAGCCCCTGCCGGCCGGGACCGTGACCGATCCCGTCCCGGGTAACTACCGGTTCGCCCAGCGGCTGCTCGGCCGCCACCTGTGGGCCAGGAAGCAGGCCGGGGACGGCGAGGGATTCGGCGCGGACGGGTACATGATCCAGACCTATCCGCTCGTGAGGGAAGCCTATGACGCGATCCGGCCCAAACAAGGACCGCTGGCGGGGTTGCTATGAGTGCTGACACGCCCCGCCAGCAACTCGCCGAACGGTTCCGCACCGACCACCCGGACTGGCTCGTCTCGGATTTCCCGGACGTGCCCAAACAGGTAGCCAAGGGCCGGCCCGTTGTCTCGGTCTGGCGCTCCGAACTCGTCCCGTCCGGCAACCGGACCACCCTCACGCACGAGATCACGATCAACGGCTACGGCGCGAAAACGGTCGGCGCCGGCGCCGAGGATGAACTCGATGACCTGCTCGATGATCTGCTGCTCTCCCTCGAGCGGTTCCCCGGGTTCATCCTGACCAGGGCATCGCGGCAATCGTTCGCTAAAGACACCATCGCCGGGTGGCAGATCACCGGCGCAGTCCTCTCCCCCAACGTCTACCGATCCACTATCCAGTCTGAAAGGTCCAGCAATGGCACTACAGCCCCATAACCCGCTCGTGATCGAGGATGTCGCACTGACCCTCGGCACGAAAGAATTCTCGACCGCGTGCGATTCGATCACGCTCGTCCCGACCACCACCAAAACCCGATGGAAGCCGGTCAACGGCAAGAACACGACCCGCGTCGCCAAACCCGATTGGGCGCTGACCCTGAATCTCGGCCAGGATTTCGACACGACCGGGCTCACGCACGAACTGATCGAGGGCCACGGCACCACGGTCCCGTTCATCCTCTCCCCGAACGGGTCCTCGGACACGGCCAAGATTGAGGGCTTCGTGACCCTCGAGGCGGTCCAGCTCGGCGGCGCCTCCCAGGCCGTCGCTACCTCGAGCATCACGCTCGATGTCGAGGGCCAGCCGGCCTTTACGTGGGCCGGCGCCTAACATGCCGCTAGTCCAGCCCAGCGCGGCGACCTCGCGGGAATTCGCGGCCGTCGCGCTGGCGCTGAGGCTGCTCCCCCGCACGATCCGCAACGATATTAACCGCGAGACCAGGGCCACGCTTAACCCGGTCTGGCGGGAAATCATCGGCCAAAAGGCCACGACGAAAATGGACCGGCTCGTTCTGGCGAAGGGCGCGAAGGTGGTCCCGGGGAACCCGACGCAGCTCGTCGCCGCCAGCTCGAGGAAGCCGCTCTCGTCCGGGCTCGTCCCGGATGACCGGAACACGGCGGCCGCGTTTGAATTTGGATCCCCGAACCGGAACGCGACCGAGACCTATGACCGGCGCACCAGGGCCGGCTCGACCTCGGTCACCCGCCATACCGAACGCCAGCTCCCGTGGCGCAAGGACGGCGGCCGGGTGGTGTTCGCCGCGTTTACCGACATCGCCCCGCGGCTCGCGTCCCTGTGGGTCCAAATCATCGTCCGCAACATCGCCGAAACCTACGACAAGAAATGAGCTAAGCCGTGGCACTAAAGATCGAGGTGATCTCAGATGTCTCCAAAGTCCTCGCCGACACCAAAACGCTCGCGGACCGGTACGACGATGTCTCGGACACCCTGAAGGATCTCGCCACGGCCGGGGACAAGGCCGGCGATAAGATCGAAACCGCGTTCAAAAAGGACGTGACCGAACGGCTCGAGGACGGGTTCAAAGACTCCGAACGGGCCGCGAAGAGCCTCGCCACTAAAGCGGATTCCGCGTTTGACGGGATCTCCGCCGACGCCCGCAAGGCGGGTAAAGATGTCGGGAAATCCCAAAAGGACGGGTTCAAAGAGGCCGAATCCGGGGTTAAGGAATTCGGCGATGAAGCGAACTCGACGGCGAAGGAATCCGCGGCAAGTTTCGACGGCTCGGCCGAGTCGATCATCGGCTCCTTCCAGGAAGTCGCCGCGAACGCGTTCGCCGGGTTCGGTCCCGCCGGCGCGGCCGCCGGCCTCGCCGCCGCGGCCGGGATCGGGATCGCCATCACACAGATGCAGGCCGGCGCCGAGGAAGCGAACAAATTCAAGGAAGCCAGCGTTGAACTCGCCGGCCAGATCGTGGACGCCGGCGGCGATATCCGCGACGTGGATCTCGGCGGGATCATCTCGGCATGGGGACGGCAGACCCTCGAAGATAACTGGATCACCTTTTGGAACAACGAAGCCAGCACCAAATTCCAGGAAACCGCGAAAGACGCGAAAGCGGCCGGGATCGACATCGCCGACGCCGTCAAGGGCTCGGCCGGGACCGCGAAAGACTCCCAGGCGCTGCTCGACGGGACCGCGGACGCGTGGCAGGAACTGTCCAAACAGATCCAGGACGGCACCAGCTACACCGCCGATGGCATCCCGGTACTCGACGCCTCGGCCCAGGCCGCCAAGGACCAGCGCGACGCGATTTCGGATCTCCGCGGTCAGGCCGAGGCGAACATCAAGACCACCGGGGACGCGATCGAGATCGCCAAGATCGAAACAGGCGTCACCGGGGACGGGACGGCCGCGATCGAGGCCAAGGTCAAGGCCCTCGAGGACGAGGCGCGGGCCAAGGACGAGGCGGCCGGGAACGCGATGGACGCCGTCACGGCCGAGATCGCCTATAACGATGCGATGGCGCAGGGCGCGAAAGACATCAAGGGCAACGGCAAGGGCCTCGATCTGCACACCGAGGCCGGCAAAGCCAACCAACAGACCCTTGTCGATATGGCCTCGGCCGCGAACGATCTGCGGGACGCGCAGATCGCCGCGGGTGGCTCCACGGCCGATATTACCGCGAAGCAGGAATCGGCCCGGGCCGCGTTCATCAAGGCTGCCGAGGCCGCCGGGATGGGCACTATCGAGGCGGGCAAGCTCGCCGATAAATACGGGCTCGTCCCGCGCGACGTGCCGACCTACGTCAAGGCGTACAACGTGGAGGAAACGAAAAAATCCCTCGAGGGGCTCGCGACCCCGATCACGGTCCCGTTGCGGCCCGAATATAACCCGACCTACTTCCAGGGGATCTTGAACCAGATGTCGAACCGGTCTGTCTCCGTCAACGTGGTGCCCCGCTCGGGTACGCCCCTCGCCCCATGACCGTCACCATTACCGCGGCCCCGTCCACCCGGACCGGCGCGATAACCCTTACGATCGATACCGATAACCCGCTGCTCGCCCTGACCCGCGCGGACCGCAACGGGACCCGCCCGGTCCGGCTCGAGGCCGGGACGCTGCCGTTCACCGGGACCCGGACGCTCCGGGACTACGAACCCGCCCTCGGCGGGGAAGTCCAGTACCGGGCATCCACCGCGTTCGGGACCGCCGAGGTCTGGATCAACCTCGGCGCCCAGGGCCCGCGGTTCACCCTGCCGGCGCTGCCGCTGCTCAGCGTGGGCGTCGATACGGTCTATGACTACTCGGCCGGCCGGTCCGGGCGCGGGACCGTGCATGAGGTCCCGGGCCGGCCCGATCCGATCATCACCCAGGCCCGGATGGGCACCCGCCGCGGGACCCTCTCGATCGTGTGTAACGATCACGTGGATCTGTTGAACCTCGAGAACCTGCTCGCCCAGGGGATCACCGTCATGTATCGGCAGACCGAGAACCCCGGCCAGGATATGTATTTTCATGCCGACGCCGTGGCCGCGGTCCCGAACGCCGGCGCGTGGGAGCTGACCGTGACCTATATCGAACTCGGGTTCCCGGCCGGCCCGGTGATCGATTCCGGGGACTGGACGTTCGCCGATCTCGCCGCGACCGGGGACACGTTCGCCGAGGTCGCCGAGACCTATACGGACTTTACCGCGCTGCTGTTCAACGACACCGGGATGACACCGTGACCGGGCTCTACGCCGCAGCGGCGGCCCAGTACATCACCGGTTCGCTCCGGCACGAGGCAACCGTGACCGTGGTCCTCGTCCCCTACGCCCCGCGGGTGCTGGATCTGCTCGATCTCTCGGTCACGCTCTCCGAGGACTGGTCACCGCAGATCCAGGCATCCATTACGGTCCCGGCCGGTTATGACCAGGACCTGTTCGAGATGCTCGACCCGCAAAAACGGTGCAAGATCCTGATTGACGCCGGCTACACCTACCCCGATAACATCACCGATGTCCACCAGCTCGCCGAACTCTACCTCCTGACCCGCCCGGTCCGGCGCCCGGATAACACGATGACCCTCACGGCCGCGTCCGGGGAAGCCATCACCCAGGGCGCGTACCTCGACCCTTGGACGGCGTGGAGCCCGGACCGGTCCGGGCTGACCGAGTTTGTCACGTGGGCCGCGACCTATGGCATGTATCCCGAGGCGCCGTCGATCGATTCGGTCCTCGGGTCCGGGTTCGGCGCCGCGGCCCTCGCCGACCTCCCGGTCGAGGCCGGCATGAGCATGTGGGATCTGATCAGTGAGGCCGCGACCCGGACCGGCGCGTGGGTCTACGCGGACGGGAACCGCTGGATCATCACCCGCAGCCCCTCAACGACCGGCGCGATCGCCCACAGCCTCAGCACCGGCGCCGGCGGGACCGTATTCAGCTCCGACGCGCAGCTCGCCCGCGAGGGGTTCGCTAACTCGTGCCTGATCACCTACCGCTGGAAGGCCGGCACGGTCGATCACGTGATCTACGGCTACGCCCGGATCAACGGCGGGCCCTACGCCCCCGAGGCCGCCGGCCGGATGGGGGACGCGACCGAACGGCCCGGACCGATCACCCAGGCCGCGGCGAATCAGGCCGCCGCGGCACGCCTCGCGAACCTCGCGACCCGCGGCCGGTCCCTGCTGCTCGAGGCGCACGCCGCGTACTGGATCAGGCCCTCGAACACGATCACCGTCCAGCTCCCGACCGGGCCGCCCGAAACCGTCCTCGTCCGCTCGGTCACCTATGCCCCGCTGGCCGGGACGATGAACATCACCACCCGCCAGGCCCTCAACGTGCCTATGAAAATTGGAGAGTAACCAGTGGCCACCACCCCTAATTTCGCGTGGGATGAAATACCATCCAGCGCCGCGGCCGATGTCCCTTACCGGGTGAACATCCTCGGCCGGCAAGTGGACGCCACCCTCGAGGAAGTGGACGGCCGAGCCCGCGGCGCCGGGACCAAAAACGACGCCCAGGACATCCGCCTCGACGACCTCGAATCGTGGAACACCGACCAGGACACCCGCCTCGAGGAAGCCGAATCGCTGCTCGAGGACCACACGGCCAAAAACTCGGCCCAGGACACCACTCTGGCCGATCACGGCGCGTGGCTGACCGACCTTGCCACCGCCGACGAACAGGCCGTCTCCCGGATGGAGGACATCGAGGCCAAGGACACCGCCCAGGACACCGCGGCCGCCGCCCTCGCGGCCCGGGTGACGGCCGGCGCGGCGGTTAAATCCGTCCGGCTGGAATCCGGCGCGTGGGTCTGGGACCTGACCGCCGGCACGCATTACCTGATCCCGGATGACACCGGCCAGCCGGTCATCCGTCAAACACCGTGGCCTATGCCACTCCCCGCCCCCGCTAACCCCGCTCTGAACTGGTAAAGGAACCCCCCATCATGGCTGATCCCGCCCTCACCCTCGTTACCGAAAAGACCCTCACCGACTCCCGGTTTATTTCCGGCACCGTCACCCCTAATGGCGCCGTCACCGCCGCGCCGGGCTCGATCTACCACGACACGGCCAAAAACTGGGACGTGGCGACGTGGATCAAGGCCGCCGGCACCGGTAACACCGGCTGGGAAGTCCTCCGCGCCTCCGCGATCCCGCGGTCCCTGATCGCGCTCTCGACCACCCCTGTGACCTCCGGGGATGTCCGCTATATCCGCTCGGCCTCGGCGGTCACGCTGACCATTGACGCGCTCAAACCGACCGCGGCCGGGACCCTGACCCTGTTCACCAATAACGTCCTGTCCTCGATCGCCCCGCCGGCGTGGATCGGCGCCGCCGAATTCCGGGTTGGCGTGGCGAACAACGACTCCACCCGGCGGGCCAAGATCGACCAGAACGGCGTGATCACCATTGTCGGGGTGCTGACCACGGATGCGCTGTACGGGTCCGTGACCTACCAGACCACCAAGGCATGGGCCGCCCCGCTGGGCACGGTGCTGACCTCATGAGCATCTCGATTAAGGATCACGGCGCCCTGCCCACGCCGGGACTGAACAACACCGGCTTTATCCAGGCCGCGTTTAACGCCGCCGCCGCGTCCGCCGATACCCGCACCGTCACGATTCCGCCCGGGGTCTATGAGACAAGCCGGGTCACGGTCCCGGCCGGCGTCCGGGTGATCGGCGACGGCGGCACCCTCAAACACCGGCCGGCGGCCGCTACCGAGGCGTGTGTCGAAATCACCGGCGCGGACGTGATAATGCGCGACGTGAGCATTGACGGGAACAAGGCGAACCAGACGGTCCCCTGTTACGGCATTCTGGTCCAGGGAGACCGGGTCTATCTGGAACACCCAACGGTGTTCAACACCTCCGATACCGGCATTCTGTTATCGGGCCGGATCGGGCACCGGCTGATCTCCCCTCGGGTCCGTGACACCGGGAAGAACGGGATCGGGTTTACCAAGCCCGGGACCGGGATTGTCGCCACCGATTTCTCGATCGTGGCCGCGCAGGTCGAACGGACCTTTGACGGCGGGATCGGTGTGATGGGCCAGAATTTCGCCGTGGTGGCCTCCACCACCCGGGACACCGGCGGCGACGGCGTCACCGCCTACGCCGACGAAAACGGCCAGTACGTCATCGCCGGCAACGCGCTGGATGGGATCGGGAACAACGGTATCCATTCCGCCGGCTCGAATGCCGTGGTCGGTGTCAACGCGATCCGCAACGCGGCCAGCCGCGGGATCTACCACGAGACCCAGGGCCAGCTCGTGGAGGACACCGTGGTGGTATCCGCGAACGCGATCACCGGGACCGGACTGTCGGGGATCGAGGCGTGGCCGTGCCTGTCGCTGGCCGTGGTGGCTAACGCCGTCACCGGGGCCCGCGGGGAGGCCGCGTTCGATATCCGCCGTACGGACGCTTTGGCGCTGATCGGGAACGTGGCCGGCACCGCGACCGGCTGTGGCTACCTGCTCCGGGCCACCCGCCACGCGACCGTGGCCGGCAACGCCGGCCGGGCCCTGACCGGTGACCTGATCCGGGTCGCTGACGGCGGACTCACCCCGTCCTCATTGAACGGCATTATCGCCGCGAACGTGGGGGACAGTTCCGCTAAAGCGGTCAGCATTCTTGACGGGACATCATGGTGGACCGAACTAGCCACCATGCCCGGGACCACCGCCGCGGACCCGTTCATCATGGGCGGGCCGACAAACCGGCGGGCGCTGTCATGACCGGCGCCGGCTGGCTCAACCCGTTCCCCCGCGGGACCCGGATTTCGCAGCGGTTCGGGGCCAGTCCGGGCGGGTTCAATCCGGCCGGCGGCCACACCGGCACAGACTACGCCGTGCCGGTGGGCACCCCGGTATGGGCCGCGGGTGACGGGGTTATCGAGCTGTCCTCATGGACGGCCGCGGACTACCGGACCAATCCGTGGTGGCTCACCCGCTACGGCGGCGACTCGCTCGTCCTCAACTGCGGCGATCGCGCCCCGTCCTTTGTTTACGCGCATCTCTCGGACTCGACCGCGCCGGTCGGCACCAGGGTGCGCCGCGGCGAGGTGATCGGCTACAGCGGCAACAGCGGCACCGCCACGACCGGCCCGCACTGCCACGTGGAGGCGCTGCCGCCCGCCTACGACCTCGGAAGCGGCACCTATGGCCGGGTGGACCCGGCACGCTATCTGACCGACTACGCACCCGCCCCCGGCCTCGCCGCGCAGGGCGCCGTGACCGTCCCCAAACCCGCACCACCAAAGGAGAGTAAAAAAATGCTCGTCATTACCCAGGCCAAGGGAGATCCCGCCGTCTGGATCGGCGACGGGATCACCCGCCGCCAGATCCCGGACCCCAAGACGCTCGAGGACTACCGCAAGCTCGCCCGCTGGGGAGTGCTGAATATCTTCAAGAACGGCGAGACGATGGACTACCCGCCGGCCGTCCTCGGAACCCCGGTCAAGTGACCGCGCCCGAAACCCCGGCCCGCACGGTGGGCCCGGTCACCGCGGCCGGCGCCGCCGGGACCGCCGCGGCCGTGATCATCGTCTACATCGCCGGACTGTTTGGCCTCGAGGTCCCGCAGCTCGTGGCCGGCGCCCTCGGGCTGCTGCTGACCATCGCCGGCGGTTACCTCGTCAAGCCCCCGGGCCGCCATGAGTGAGGAACCCTCGGCCGGTGAGATCGGCCGTAACCTCGTCCTGATCCGCGAGGACATCCAGAAGCTCAGCTCGGCCGTCGAACAGCGGCCGGACTGGAACGATCTCAAAGACGCCCGGGCGAACCTCGAGGCACTGATCGGCGCCGAGCGCACGATCCGCGAGCTACAGCGCGTGGTCGCCGATAAAGCGATCCAGGGGCTCGAGGACTGGAACCGGTGGGCCGTGAGGATCATCGTCGGCGCCGTGCTGCTCGGCATCCTCGGGCTCGTCGTCGCCGTGGGCCGCTAGGCCGCCGCCCCAACTAACTCCCGCACAGAGCCGCCCTCGCTATCCAGCGAGGGCGGCTCTCCCGTTTCCAGCCACGTACTCGGGCAATCCGTGATCGCGCCCCAGATGCACAGCTGCGCCTCGGACGGCTGGCCGCGGCCGTTAATCCAGTTGCTCACCGTGTTTCGGGAGACGCCCAGCTCAGCGGCCATATCGTGAACGGCCACGCCGGACACCCGCAGCGACTTCCTCAGCCGGTCGGCGAGATCGAACTCGAAACGAAAAACAAAATTGTTCATAACTCAAAGCATTGCATTCGGGTTAAGCCAACACAACGTCATCGGGTACTCGAATGAATATGTGGCACTACCTGCCCCGCGCGCCGATTTGCATTTAACTGTGCAATGCACAATGCTATGCAAAGAAGTACAAAACGACCCATAACGACCCGGGGAACCAATCATGAACGCAGCACCCACCCTTATCCCGCCCCGCACCGCGTGCGAGCTGCTGGGAGTCTCCCGTAAGACCCTGCTCCGCTGGGAAGACGAGGGCAAGCTCTCGCCGCGCCGGCTCCACGGCGGCCACCGCCGCTACTGGCTCCACGAGATCCGCGACGTGATCAGCGAGAACCACAAGTGAGCGTTGAATCCCTCGCGATCGTGCTGCATCACTCGAGGGCCAGGGGGACCACCAAACTCGTCCTCGTGGGCATCGCGAACCATGACGGCGACGGCGGCGCGTTCCCCAAGGTCGCGACCCTCGCCAAATACTGCAACGTACACCCGCGCCGGGTGATGGAAGCCCTGAATACCCTCGGCGCCCTCGGCGAGATCATCATCCACGAGAAGGACGGCGGGACGCACAAGACGCCCTCACACCTCCGCCCGAACCGCTATGAGCTGGCCCTCGAGTGCCCGCCCGAGTGCGACCGAACCAAGAACCACCGGATCGACGGCGAACACCTCGGCCGCGGCTACAAGGGCCAGTACGACCCCGCGCACGAGAAAGACCCGGTACGTGTCGCCAGGGCAAAAGCGGCCCGCGAACGCTACCTCGCCGAACTCGAGGACATCAAGACGATGACCGTCCCGCCTAGTGCTGAAAACAGCACTAGTGCTGAAAACGTCACTACCCCTAGTGCTGAAAACGTCACTACCACTAGTGCTGAAAACAGCACTACAGAGAACCATCAGATAGAACCACCCAGAGAAATCAGTTCCGTAAGCACCTCACCAGGGCGCGGCGCCCCTGTGGATAACTCCACGGCGATCGATTTCGACGCCGTCCGGGCTCTCCGGGAAGCCTCCCGCGCCCGCCTCGCCCTCAAGGGCTTGACCATCACCGCACCGATCGTTGGGGGAACCAAATGACAAAGACAAAAGCGGCTCTTGACCATAAGGGAATCGAACCTCTCGAACGCACGTACAGCATGGCGATCCTCTGGAACATCGATACCGCGGTCCTCGTCCGCGATCACGCCCGCTATGGGACCTCGACCCCGGTAGACGGGGACGGGCTCGCCCGGTCCGCTGCTGCACAGCGCAAGAATGATGCAGCGTGGGCCCAGCTCCACGCGGACGCCGTAGAGCTGCTCAGGGCGAACCACCTCGACGCGAACAGGCCGAACCGATGAACACCTGCTCGCACTGTGACCGGCCGATGCGGAACCGGAATATCAAGGTGGCCGATATGCCCGGAACGGTAGGCTACGGCGGCCGCGGGATCTGCCAGGGCTGCTACAAGAAAGTAGGCCCCGGCGCCGCCGCCCGCCGTGCCGCGCTGACCGCCCCCGCGAACCGTGCCAGCCTCGAGGCTTACCTCGAGTCCCGCCGGCCGCACCGCGCCAAGCTGGCCGCCTCGTGACCGCCGCCGTGATCGCACTCATGGCATTCATGGCCGCCCGTATCCGACA